CTAACCTACTGATTTTAATAAGTCTCTTGTGTCACTTTGGTGACCATGGGACATCATTGGGACATAATCTGCCAGCTTCTGATTCAGCATTGCGATCTGTTCTGCATTGCTGTCAGTCATCCAGGCTCCGTATACATTGAACACCATCTGGGCACTTGCATGGCCCATCTGGCTGGCAATGAAGCTTGGATTTGCTCCGGCAGATAATGACCAGCACGCATAAGTGTGTCGTGACTGGTATGCCTTTCGATGCCTGATGCCTGCACGCTTAATGGCTGTTTCCCATGAGTCGCCAATGGAATCTACCTTGTAGATAAAACCTACCTGTTTGCTTTTTCTAACCACCTGGGGGTTAAATACGAAAGTACATTCATGATTCACTGAACGTCCATATTCACGTAGTTGAACCTTGATGTGGTGCTGCTTACCCAGTCTTGTCATTTCAGCCTGATTTTTCAGGACACTGATAGCGGGCTGGATAAGATGCACAACCCTGTTTGTACTTGCTTCAGTTTTAGGTAGAGTGAACTCACCGAGTTTCGTATAATTGCGCCTGATAGTAATTGTTCCTGCTTTCAGATCGATATCTTCCCAGGCCAGGGAGACCAGTTCACCATGACGCATTCCTGTGTACACAGCCAATGACCACAGGTTTTTTGTCTGCTGATGCCGGCAAGCATCTATCAGGCGAATAAATTCGTCACGAGTTAGCGGATCTGGCTCTGCCCTGGCTCTTTTAAGAGGCTTAATTCCCTCGAAGGGATTTGCTTCTAAGTAACCGTGATCTGCAGCAAACTGAAACATTCCAGCGATTGTCGTCATATAATAATTTACAGTAACGACACTCCGTCCTCTTGCTGGTGCTTTGTCTTTCGTTGAATTATGATATCCGGTCAGCAAATCTTTCCTGATATACAGCAATTCCTCTTTGGTCACCGTTGACACCAGTCTGCTACCTCCAATTTTCGGAATCATTGTTCTTGCAACGGACTCATAGCGATTGAATGCATTTGCAGAGATTTCCATGCGTTTCAGATCCAGCCACTTTTCTTCAAGCTCTTTCACCGTAATTTCTTTTTTATTTACTCCAAAAGCCTTGAGGTTAGGAGAGTCAGGGAACTGCGCAGCGTAATCAAAGTTTCCTGTACGAATGGCAAAACATACAGATGTCCGCAGCTCTCCGGCGATCTTCCTGTTCTTGGCAGTGTCAGGGACACCAAGATTTTCCCTGACACGTTTACCTTTAAAATTAAACCAGATGCGTAATGTGCCACCGTGGTTTTCGACGCCTGTTGGATATTTGACTTTATCCATCGATACCTCCAGACGCCCAAGAGCGATACGAGCTTACATATTTCATGGTATTAAATCACCCAGGTTGTTTGTTTTTCATTGAAGCGACCCAGGCATCGATTGCTTTTCTGTTATACATACACTCGCTGGAAGGTTTTGGATTACCGTCAGGCGATACGTGAATATACTCTCTTCCTACCATCCAGCATTCTTTCCGGGCCCGGAGAATTGTGCCTGGTTTGAGCCCGGTAATTGCGATAAGAACGCTTTCACAAACCCATTCATTGGGAGCCAGTTGAATCACATTGCCCATGCATTACCTCACACAACACTCAGCCCACGGCAGTGGCACCACACTTCAAACATTCGTTTTACAATTTCACGGCAGTAGAAACCGTCAACATCTCGCGTCAGGTCATAGCGATTGCCGTAACGCTGGCGTACCCATAGCTCAAACGCTTTATTCATTTTTTACTTCCTTTGCATGGCTCGTAATTTCTTCAGATGAGTTTCCTGCTCTGTTTCTGCCAGAATTTGTAGGTATTCCTGATGATCGAGCCGTTCAAACGTTTCATTAAAATCGTTTATTTTTACCGACTGTGTTCGCCCATCCATTCTTCTGTACAACACGGTGTTATTTATGCAGCGAATAATTCTTACCGGGTAACCGGCACTGTCGGTATACAGTTGTCCCTGATTAATCAAAGCGAACATTTTTTCTCCTGCTCTCTGAATAGTGAGAACTTCAGAGTCGTATGTTTGTAGCGGGTTCAATGCTGATGATTTCTGCTGAGATAAGCATCCCGGCAAGCCAGAGCTCTCCGGACAGGTTTTCATCCTTGCATTCCAGTCCGCCGATATTAATGGTGGCTATGATATCGCGCTCATCCTCGACTTCTTCATAAGGCAGCGTTGCGTACAGGCTTTCAATAGCGCAACTGATAACATCCAGTCCGGTCAGATTGCCGCCGACAGTGACTTCGAATGTTTCGCGGTATTCCCATAGTCCGAAAGTTAATCGAACGGTTTGTTTTGCCATGCGTCCGCATGACGTCAGATTTGGGTCATAGTTCATTATTTGCGGTTGAGTATTCTGGGTGTTCATCTGCATTTCCCTTAGCCCGGCGGCCTGCCGGGCATATAAGTTATTTAACCTGGATAAATGGTGTATTAGCACCGCTGGTCATGTATTGCGGCAGTGTGCCGTTCCATTTATTGATGGCTTCCAGCTCCATAACACCGGGGTTCTGGCGCAGAGCTTCACCGCGTAAACGAATGGCGTCGGCTTCAGCCTGGGCTTTTGTGCGAATAGCATCAGCCTGTCCGGCAGCTTCCGCGCGCAACATGTTGGCTTCCGCTTCGCGCTGTTTAACTTCCTGCTCGCGCTGCAGTGTTTTCTGGTTCGCCGTGACTTTGGCATTAATGCTGTCGATAACAGTAGGCGGGTACTCCGGCTTACCCACATATGAGAGGCTCATTACCTGAATACCGATGGGTGTCATCTCTGCCTGAATGTCTTTAAGAGCTTCATCCAGTAGCTCAGACTTGCCGCCGTCGATAAATTTGTCGGTGGTCATTTTGCTGGCCAGTCGGTTGAGTGCGTCGGCGATCTTCTGGCGCAGGTCGGTGTCTGTAATGTCATCCACGCCTTTGCGGTAGGTCTGAAACACCGTGGTAACTTTGGATGGATCAACTTTGTAGGCCACGCCAATGTGATAGCCGATGGTTGTACCGTCACTCATCTGGAAACTGAACGGTTCATCGTAGGTCTTCATTTGCTTGAAGGTGGGGAAGATGTAAACTTCAGTATTCCAGCCAGTCCAGTAGCGACCAACACCGACCACCTCACCGACGCCTTTGTCGTCGCCCAGTTTATTTACCTTGATGCCAACATTACCTGGTTCAACGCGATCGCAACCGACAAGGCCAATAGTCGGCAGAACAATGGCTAAAGCAAAAATAATTTTTTTCATCTTTTATCCTTAGTGAAAGAAAGACCCTTGTAAATGGCATAAATGCAGGGCGGGGTCAGAAACGCCAGTGCAAAGCCAGAAGTAACGGCTATCGTATCCTTCATGGATATAAGGAACGGAACGAGTAATCCGTAAATGCATGCGATAATTGCCAGTAAAATTACTATTGTGAAATACAGTCTCATTGGTCTGTGGTATCCCGATATTTTTAACCGACTGACAGCGCAATAAAGAGAATAATGATTTCAGTTAGTGTCAGTACTGTGGCAAGGATTAAAATCAGTTTTACTCTGTTTAATTCACGGTTGTTTTTCATATAAACGGTTAGTAAACGATGGAAGAATTATATTCTTCTTAATATTTAATGTGTCACTGGCGCTTCTGGCATACCATGAGTATTCAGATCGTTCATCATTTCATCCAGAAGGAGTTCAAGCTCTTCGCGCCCCATAGCAGAAATAATGAAACCATTATCAGGATCTGCGATGAGCATTTTTTGATAGAGAAACAGAACTCGCCCCATACCTTCAGCTTCGCCATATTTTTCAATAAATCCCCATTCGACGTGGTTTTGCAGGGCAATACGAAGTGGTCCGGGGTAGATACTCAGGCAACCATGTTTACCCTTGTAAATAACTGCGTGATCTGTAGTTCCGTTATCGTTAGGGATATCAACGGTACCGTTCTTGTCTTTCTCTTCATTTATAAACGTAGTCACATACAGCCATCGCCACTGAGCAACCTTCATATCGACTGAGAATCGTCCCAGCAACCCTGCATCATCGGCTTCAGCAATACATTGCATGATTCTTAAACCGTGTGAGTTTGGATAATCGTATTCACCATCATTAAGCCGCTGTACGGCCTCAACATAATCAATGGTTGTATTGCCAATTTTTATGCCATGTGGCGTAACTTCTGGTCGGAACTCTGAATGATTCATAATGTTTGCTCCTTTGCTGGTGGAATAATCGTGTAACCCGCTCTTTTTGCCATCCACAGAAATGTATCCATGCAGCCAACGAATTCATTATCCAACAGATGTTTTGAGTAAATTACTTCACCATTTTCAATGGTTAGCAACACTCTTACTTTTTTATGTGTTATGTTTTGTTGTTTTTCTTCCATTGACTTATCTCCCATATGCTTTGCGCAAATACAGGTTGGCTATATGAAGATAAGAATCTCCATGTTGTGCAATGAGGCAGGCAGTTTTATACGATGCCTTATTTTTCAGGAAAGTCATAACTGATTTCCCTCTATGAATAAAGGTTGTAACAATCCCCGGCGATAAAACCGTAATAAACGTTCAGGGCATGTTTGTTGTTATTGTGCTAATTCTTTTTCGGCAGCAGCTTTTGCATATTCACATGCAAAATTCAGAATTTCGCTGCCAAGTGTTTTTGTCTCGTGATTACTGGACATATGTAATACCTGTGTTGCATGCAATAAATGATAAACATTTACCGCAAATGAATCAGGCTCCAGACAAATGCCTTCATAATCATCTTGTTGTGAGGTTGTTTCTGTCATTGCTCCTGAAGTGCATGCGAGCCTGTTTTTGACAATTCTCTTTCCTCTAAACACTATATCGGCAACTTCTATTGCTTTTATAACCTCCGGGAGAAATTCCTGGTTTGTATAATCAAATTCATCAACATGGAGAACAGTTATGTTTTCGAACTTTTTCATGCGCAAGTATCCCCAGCTGTTGGTTTACTGGTTAACAGCCACATCGGGTCGCAACCAAGAACATTTGCCAGCGGGATAAGCATACTGATAGTTGGTTCATACTCTCCGCTCTCCCACTGGATGATGATTTCTTCATCGAGATCGAGCAGCCTGGCGAGTTCGGCGGTTGTTAAGCCGCAGGCTTCGCGTTGGGTGCGAATCCGATTCTGGGAATTAATAGCTAAATTTTGTTTGCATAAACGTGACGCGGTGAGGCTATATTTTTGAGTTACAGCCAGGATGGAGCTGGCAAGTTCAATTAACTCAGGGTTATTGCTGCTATACAGTAGTGCACCAGCCCCTACTAAGAGCTGAATATTCTCAAGAGCATCGTGCTGATTTGTTGGTAACCCCATATACGATGACATTTTTCTCATCCTCTATAATTGCTTTGGTGAGTTCGATACCTATGTCATGATAATAGGTTCGCCGATTTTACCTGTCAATCGGTTTATCGATTTTTTTTCCAAAAAAAAAGCCCACTTAAGAGTGGGCGGGTTAAATGATTTTTGCTTATGCAAAACGGTGTAGTGTCATGGGCCAACTGACAATTACTTTTCCGTCAATGTGAAGTTGTTCGAAGTCTTCCGGTTCGATAGCCCAATCCTTGTAAGCTGGGTTGTCAGATATCACCGTTAGAGTATCTTTGATTTTTTGAAGTCTTTTGATGTGCGATGTTCCAGAGTATGTAAAGGCGTATATACCATCACCATTAAATGTGCGAACTGATACATCTACAAATACCAAGTCTTCAGGGTCTATTGTGCCTTTCATACTGTCGCCGTGGGCGTTTATTGCTTTGATTGCTGATGCTGGTCTGCCGCCAAAAACTCTTGATGCGTATCCTGGTTCTATCGCTATAGATCTGACAATGTCAGGAAAATCAGAGTTATAACTACCAGGTCCGCAACTATATCTGATGTCTAAAACATCCACGACATACGAATCAGTAACCCAATCTTCAGAAATGTTACGTATTTGGTGTGAGTCTGCAGAGGTCACGATTTCCATTGGGCCAACACCCGATGCGAGCCATTCCGGGTTAACGCCCAAAACTTTTGCTATTTCGACTGTTTTTCTGGAACCGTTGGCTTTATTAAGTAGTTGATTAACACTGGACTGAGCCATACCCACTTCTTTGGCCAGCCTACCTTGCGTAAATTTTGCGTTGCGCATAGCTAAATCAAGTCGTTCTGAAAATGTCATTGCGATTTTCCTCCCCTTTCTATCCTGGTTAGTTTATCGGCTTTCCGATAAATGATCTAGGTTTAACGTTGAATATCGCTTTTTCTGTTGCTATTATGCGCTCAATAGGAGATGCGATTATGAAACATAAAGCCATAGAGAAAGCTATTGAGATTCTTGGAAGTCAGCAAGCCTTAGCCAAGCGATGCGGAAAGGCCCAGTCAACAGTCTGCGATTGGTTGAACTGCAAGAACAAGATTTCACCAGAATTTGTGCCGTTATTGGTTGCAGCTGTCGACGGAAAGATCCAAGCGTATGAATTTCGTCCAGACCTACCAGAGCTTTTTCCACATCCAAGCTTAGCGCGCACGGCGGAGGTGAAGGGCTTGTATGTCCCAGAATTACGTTCAGACAGAGATGCCATCTAGGTACTGCCAGGCAGACGAAGAGTGGATTCAGCAGCAGTTACAGGGGCTGCCTCCGTCACTGAGACGGAAGGTCGCCCTGAAATATGCGGAGGTATACGAAATCACTTTTGACGCTGAGCCTGTTTCATTCCGCAAGGAGAACAGAGCAAGGCACGAAGCAAACACAAGGCTCCGCTTGTTTGTGAGAAATCAGGGCAGGGCTTTACAGGGGTATACAACTCAGCCGCCCCTGGCTGGATCGCTATCGCGCTCCTCATTGTTTCGGGTTTAAAGGCACCCGAACAGAAGCAGGCTTAAAGGTGCCTGTTCAGGTTGGCAACCAACTGACCCAATTCCTCATATGTACTAGGTAAGTAGTACGTTTTTATGGGGAAGAGGGAAAGGGGGGTAGGGGGGGATTGGGTGTAGGGGCAGGAATAGGGTCTTTTCCAACAGGAGAGATCCATTGGTTAAGTAGATCACTGTCTTAAGGGCGCAATTTAAAAAAACGCTCGTATCAGCAAGGTAGTACAAAGCGCCCAGGCCTTGAGAAACGAAAAGGGTTCTTCTTGGAAGAGTGATTTTTCAGAGGAGCTGAATCAGAAAGGGGGCTGGCAGCCTTTGGGGAGGCCACCAGCCATGTGAGGGGGAATCCATGAAAACCACATCACGAAATTATTATCTCATCAGCACGGGAGCAGCACAATGGAGCTGACGATCACGCCGAATTTTGCACAGGAACGAGCGCTAAACATGTTGCGCCGTGATTGGAAGGCAAACGACACCTTCATGGTGTATTCGCCAACCGGTAGCGGTAAAACGGGTTTGGCTGCCTTCATCGTTGCCGGGTTTGTCAGTCGTGGTATGCGCGTCCTGTTCTGTGTTCCGTACACCATCCTGATTGGTCAGACGGCTAATCGGTTCGTGCAGTATGGTTTACCTGGAGATGAAATCGGTTATATCTGGGCGGATCACCCGAACTACGATCCGGACCGGAAAATTCAGATTGCCAGCGCTGACACGCTTATTCGTCGTGTTTTTCCTGAAAATATCGATCTGCTGATTATCGACGAAGCGCACCTGCGTAAAAAACGCATCCTGAAGGATATCGAACGTCTGCGCGGCAAAGGCGTAAAGGTGATTGGCCTGTCGGGTACTCCGTTTTCCCCGTTCCTGGGCAAATACTATGACCGACTGATTAAGCCGACCACAATCGGCGAGTTAATCCAGCGTGGCGATCTGAGTAAATACGAATTTTACGCGCCAACTAAGCCGGATCTGAAAGGTGTTAAAACCACATCTTCGCTTGAGTACGGCCGGGATTACAACGAAACGCAGCTAGCTGAAATCATGTGCGGATCTACGCTGGTGGGCGACATTGTACAGAACTGGCTGGAGAATGGTCGGGATCTACCTACCATCGCTTTCTGCGTCAACGTAGCCCACGCCAATTACCTGACAATCCAGTTTAACCTCGCAGGTGTTAACGCTGAGGTAATGACCGCAGACACTCCGGTAGATGAGCGCCAGACCATCATTCACCGCTTTGAAACTGGTGCAACGAAAATCATCGTTAGTGTGGGCGTGCTGGTGGCCGGCTTCGATAGTGACGTTCGTTGCATCATCTACGCCAGGCCAACAAAAAGCGAAATTCGCTGGTTGCAGGCACTCGGGCGTGGGCTGCGCACCGCACCGGGTAAAGAGTCCTGCCTCATCTTCGATCATAGCGGCACCGTGCACCGTCTGGGTTATCCGGATTCAATCGAGTACGACGATCTTCCCGGCAAGTCTGACGGTATGGAGGAAAGCGCGCGCCGCGCAGTTGAGGAACGGGCCGAAAAACTGCCACATGAATGCCCTCAATGCCACTACATGAAGCCAGCTGGCGTCTATGTTTGCCCGAAATGTGGACACAAGCCGCTGCGAGGTGAAGACGTTGATACTGACACTAGCCGCAAACTTAATAAGCTGGGTAAAAATCAGCATCAGTCGACGAAGGCAGAGAAACAGTCCTGGTGGAGTCAGATCAAATTTTATCAGCGCCAGCGTGCTTCGCTGGGGCGTCCAGTCAGTGATGGATGGTGTGCTCACACTTTCAGGGAGAAATTCGGTGAATGGCCTGATGGGTTGAGCAGTTTCCCGATGGAAATAAGCCCAGAGGTAAGTAACTACATCAAACACAAGCTGATTCGGTTTGCCAAAGGCCGTCAGCGGGTTCAGAAGGTCACTGAAAACGCACAAACAACGATTGATTTATCTCAGGAACGTGATGAACGACGTGAGATGCCGGCAGGCAGTGAGGCCTGGCGCATCATGCAGGCAAAGCACCAACTCCAGAAAAATATAAACAGTCTGAGTCAGTAAGATGAAAACAGCAGATGCAGCGAAAGGCCGCTGGCCTGAAATATTAGAGCACTTCGGTCTGCCGCCGATAACCGGAAAAAATCACTTCAAGGGTGAATGCCCGGTATGCGGTGCACGTGGCAAGTTCCGAATTGATGACCGCGACGGTGCAGGAACGTGGATCTGTGTATGTGGTAGTGGCGATGGTATGAAACTTGTCACCCTGACACAGGCGAAGCCATTTAACGAGATTTGTACCGAAATAGACCGCCTGATCGGTAATGATTACCAACGGGTTAAAATCCCGGTAACCAGCAGCGCCACCAGCTTACGCAAACGGGTATTGAGCAAGTTTTCAAAACTGGAGGCACTGCGTGGTACATCCGGCGCAGCGTATCTTAATTCTCGTGGAATATTCAGTCTTCCTGCTGAGGCGATCCGGTTCAATGCCAGGCAGAGACACAACGGGAGTGTGTTCCAGTCTCTTTATTCACTTGCTACGGACGATAAAGGGGAGCTGTGCTATCTGCACCAGACTCTGCTTGATGGTGATAAAAAAGCAGATATCGGTAGCAGTGCAAAGCGCCTCAAATCCCTGCAGGAAGATAACTATTTGGATCACGCTCGTTCTGTAGCTATCCGCATGTTTCCTGTCGCCAGCACTCTGGGTATCGCCGAAGGCATCGAAACAGCGCTGTCAGCGCACCAGATTTATAACGTGAACACCTGGGCAACCATTAACAGCGGCTTTATGAAAAAGTTCCGCGTACCAGCTGGTGTTCTGCACCTGATTATTTTTGCCGACCGTGACGAGAACAGCGCCACCGGGCTGGCTGCGGCTTGCGAATGTGCTCATGCCAATCTGATGGCAAAGAATGACCTGCAGCGCGTGAGCGTGTACTGGCCGGATCACGATGATTTCAACAATATGCTCATGAACGGTGATCAGGTTCGAGAGCTGGTTTTCCATAAGAAAAAGGCGGTTGCGTAATGCGTACTGATAATAACGAACATAAAGCACTATTCACCATCCCGACGGCAGCGTACAGCTCCGCCCTCACAAACATCAAGCCCCTGCCAGAGCAACGGAGAATCACCGGGCATAAGCAGACTGATGCTTATCTTTGGGTGCTGGAGGTTATCCGTCTGAACGAACCCGCACATCTGGATGCTGCTGAGGCTGCGCTGGTGAAAATTAAAATTTCCCCAAAAGAGGCTCAGGAACGCTATTCGCGTTATCTGCTGGCGAATGGTTACGAACCTTTCCAGGTTGCGTTCGGCATCATCGGCATGGATAACCCTGCGCAGGTTATCAGGAACGCCCGGGAGAACATCAAAAAAGCGGCATCAGTCAGGGCTACGTTTGGTAGCTATGAAGCAGCGCTCGAAGATGTGGAAGCAGAGCGGGTCATCAGGTCTTCCAAGAAATTTATCAACGATCATCTCTGGGGCTGGACTGCGGCAGAGAAAAAAGCCGGAAGCATTGGCGGCAGCCGCATGAACGAAATTGATGAACAGCGTCGGGCATTTGTTGATGGATATCGCGATGTGCTGCCTGAGCCTTATACGCTGTCTGATGTTGTTCGCGAGTTCGTTTACTGGGACTGGCTCTACAGTGTTCGCCACACTGCAACTAAAGAACAGGGCGATGAGTTTGGTTACTCTGAGCATCACGAATCAGTATATGACCGGGAGCGCTACCTTGAAAAATTGCTGGCAACTATCAAACCGGTGACACGCGCTGAAGCCGTGGAGGTGTGCCGCTGGTTTCTGGCAAGTGGTAAGGGTGAATGCATGGAAGACGACGGTGCAGCGGTCATTCTCAATCTGGTTGGGGAGTGTGAATAATGAAGCTTGAGGCATCGCTAAAATACTTCAGTCCTCAGGGAATGTATATCGGCGACGATGTGAAAGGAACCTCTCCGGAACGTCTTACAGGCACCGATGTTATGGCGGCTATTGGTACCACCAGCAATCGTGAGCGGTTTGGTCTGGTGGCCTTCTTCGGGAAGGCAGGTATCAGCAAGACTGATGAGCAGATGGCAGTCCAGGCGCTGGCGCGTCACGCGATGGAAATTGCACCGAAGAATGTGCGTAAAGCAGCTGGTGGTGAATTTGGCTGGTGTATGCTGGTACTGGCGCAGTTTGCTTTTGCTGAGTATTCCCGATCGGCGGCCACCAGCGTAACATGCCATAGTTGCAGTGGTACCGGACTAACACCCCGTAAGCAGGTCATTCGTAAGGTTTCATACCCATGGGGTAAAGCACCATATTGGGCCAGTCGCTCCCGTGCTGTTCGACCGTCAGACTGGGAGAAATGGACAGAGGTAACAGAAGTTGTACCAGTCGTTTGCGATGTATGTAAAGGGAAGGGAGTGATAAGTGCCAGGTGTCGTTGTGGTGGAAAGGGAGAGGTACTGGACCGCAAAGCCACAAGCGAGCGTGGTGTGCCAGTGTTTAAAATCTGCGAACGTTGTAGCGGAAATGGATTTTCCACGATACCGTCTACCACAGTATATAAAGTTGTACTGAAGCGGATACCCGAGCTACATGTCAGGACATGGACACGTAATTGGAAGCCGTTTCTTGATTCTCTGGTTGACATTTGTCACCAGGAAGAGCATAAGGCCGATATTGCTTTTCAGAATGTGACAAGTTTTGGTGATGATGTGAACTAAACTTAGGCTTTTTGCGACATTGCACTTGATTTTGTCCGAATCTGTCATGTATTCTTTTGAGCATGCGGAATAATGCGTAAATGATTTTGATAGAAGCCCCTTTCGGGGCTTTTATCATTTCAGCCCGTTTAAAAAGCGTTCGAAATTATGGAATTCAAGTTCATCCGCTGTCGATGAGTATTTTATTTTGTTTGCGATGGGATGCAGATTTTTTTTAGTTAGGAATTTACTGGCTTCATGTTTCAGTTTTTTTAATCGTTTGATTCGTTCTTCGATTGAACTGGCAATTTTGGCAACATTAGAAATTTCTGGGCTTGGGGCTGTTTGTAGATCAATACACTGAATTTTTTTTAGATCTTCTTTGAGCGCAACAAAAAAATCACGAAGATTGTTTTCTGGTAAAAGAACATGACTAAATGATACTTTTCCTATGTAGAATTCACTTATTGCTTCTCCAGACTCGCGCATGTGTTCATTCATTGCGAACAGAATTGTTTTGGTATTCTTATCAGTTTCCACTTCAGAAAGGGTTACAAGGCCTGTCTGGCTCTTGGTCAAAAAACGAATTTCTGTAGCACCAAGTCTTCCGGCGTAATTGGAATTTTTACTATTTTCGATGGTAGAAGATAGATAATCTATTGTGGGTTTAATATTTCGTATCGTTTCAATATTTTTTTGCCACGCTTCACATTTACTTTTTGCGGCACTAATAATTTCCCGATTGGTTTCGAGTTGCATAAATTTATTGAAACTAAGAACGTTTTCACCAAATTCCACACCAAATTCGTTTTTACCACATTTATTTCCGATGTTGGTTTCAATGCCACTAGATGTTTTTACAATATAACCCATTTGATGTGGTTGGTTGCAACCAGTTAGACCACAGTGGATTTCTTCTTTAAATTTGTAGTAACCAATTATCTCCTCAAGTTGTTGAACTCCTTTGTCTATAGCGGTGACAAAGTTTGGTCTGGATATAATTTCCTCCCAGTTTTCAAGTTTCTCGATGCCGTTTTCAGTTCTGAGAAAAATCATGAATCGCTCCATTTGAAAGTGGACCGTTTATTTTATCGGCATAAAAACGAGAACACCACAAGTTATTTTATTACCGAATACTTGGTGAAGAGTGGTAACTTCGCCACACAGCTTAAACCCGCCACTGAGCGGGTTTTTTGCGCCCAAAAAGCGGCACAGGACGTTAAACGCGCTGGTGGTTGCGGATACGAGGCTTTCAGCTTGCTGGCTTTTTCGACAAGAGTTATTGGTATGTCACGTTAACGAGAAAAGGGAAAAAGACATGCTAAAACAGCAGGATATGACCGAAACCGCCAGAGTGGTGTTTAATGAATTAAGCGTCACCGAACCGGCGACCGTCGGGGAAATTGCGCAGAATACTTACCTTTCACGCGAACGTTGCCAGTTAATACTGACCCAGCTTGTTATGGCGGGTCTGGCTGATTATCAGTTCGGTTGTTACAGACGCCTTCCTCAGTGAAGGCTTTTTTATTTGTGGTAATGGGCGGCTGGTGGGTGTTAGCGGCACCTGCCAGCCATCTGCTCATGCGTTGGGGTCACAAGCAAACCTCAGGCCCATCTGCTTTGCGCAAAAGCGGAATGAGCCTATCAGAGAAGTGCTTATTGATCTATGGCTAATACTGTAAAAATATCCAGTTGCGAGTTAATCAACGCTGATTGCCTGGAATTTATCCAGACCTTACCGGAAAACTCTGTCGATCTGATAGTCACAGACCCGCCATACTTTAAAGTGAAGCCCGAGGGCTGGGATAACCAGTGGAAGGGCGACGATGATTACCTGAAATGGCTGGATCAGTGTCTGGCGCAATTCTGGCGGGTACTGAAACCTGCCGGAAGTCTCTACCTGTTCTGTGGTCATCGCCTGGCATCTGACACCGAAATCATGATGCGTGAACGCTTTAATGTGCTGAACCACATTATCTGGGCGAAGCCGTCCGGACGCTGGAACGGATGCAACAAGGAAAGCCTGCGGGCGTATTTCCCGGCAACAGAACGCATTCTGTTTGCAGAACATTATCAGGGGCCATACCAGCCCAAAAATGACGGCTATGCGGCAAAGGGGCGCGACCTTAAACAGCACGTCATGGCCCCGCTGATTTCTTACTTTCGTGATGCGCGTGAATCACTGGGAATAACGTCAAAACAGATAGCGGAAGCCACCGGAAAGAAAAACATGGCTTCGCACTGGTTTGGTATCAGCCAGTGGCAGTTGCCGAACGAAGGCGATTATCTGAAATTACAGGCGTTGTTTGCGCGTGTTGCAGCAGAAAAACATCAGCGTGGGGAACTGGAAAAGCCACACCACCGGCTGGTCAGCGTATACAGTGAACTGAACCGGCAATATGCCAGCCTGCTGGAAGAGTACAAATCCCTGCGGCGTTATTTTTCCGTATCAGCAGCTGTTCCTTATACGGATGTCTGGACGCATAAACCCGTGCAGTTTTATCCGGGCAAACATCCCTGTGAAAAACCGGCGGATATGTTGCGGCAGATAATTGATGCCAGCAGTCGCCCTGGTGATTTGGTTGCTGATTTTTTTATGGGGTCTGGCTCAACAATAAAAGCGGCACTTTCACTGGGACGCCGTGCGATTGGCGTGGAACTGGAAGAAGAGAGATTTAATCAGACTGTAACTGAAATAAAAAACATTTGTTAA